AAATGATTTCCCTGCTGCATTAGCATAATCAACCATTGCCGCTTGCTGGTAACCATTTTGTAAATTCTGTGCTTGCTGTGGAGTGACGGTTAAATTATTCCCCATTCCAGCGCCATTAACCGCATTTACTACATTCCCTTGATTCGGGGTTGGCAAAGGCGGCAAATTAGAAGGATTGGTATAAGGCTGATTGGACGTCGAAACATTTAGATTAGGATTTTGAGGCTGAAGCTGTGCATTATATTGACCCGCAACACCATTAGTTCCACTGGCGCCATTAGCAATTAAATGGTTCACAACCTGCATAACGCCAGGATTAGTCGCCTCAATTTGAGCTTTAGCCGCTGGAGTCATAGATGAAATGGCTCGGACAACTTGCATCTGAGGACTATAAGCATTGAACTTACCCCATCCCGATAAATACGTTCCCATTGAAGTAAGAGGTAGCGCCGCTGTTTGAGCTTGCTTTAGCCCAATATCAGCCTGATTTATTTGCGGCAAATATTGATTTTGAATACGCGCTTGATTAGCTTGTTGCTGTATAAGCTGCCCTTGCTGCGCTTGCAACATGGCTTGATTAAACGCTTGACCGCCGTTGACGACGGGGACTGGCATCACTTGAAATGGCATTGTTTATCTCCTAGAATCCAAAAGATGAAGCCATGGAGGCCATTCCGCCACTGCCACCACCCATGCCGCCTCCGCCACCGCCGCCGCCAAGCATGCTATTAAGCCCAGCGCCAATATCACCTGCGTAAGATTGTCTAGATTGGTTTTGACTTGCTTGACCTGCATAAGCCATTTGAGCTTGGGCTTCTAACGCTTGAGCTAAGTTATTCGCCAAGCCGCTTGATGCTTGAAATCCGGTGTTAAACATGTTTTCGTTAACGCCTGTTGCTCCACTAAGTCCTTGTCCGTACATGCTCATCGCGTGATTTAAATAGTTGTAATAATCTTGATTTGCCATTCCATTGACCGTGCTAGCAATGTTTTGCTGCTCCATCGGCGTTCCTAGCGTTCCGCCAGCTGCTGCCGCACGATTTGCCGCATTCAAAGCTTGATTAGTTTGAAATTGAAACCCAGGGGATTGATGAAAACTTTGACCCATTTGATTAACCATTCCACCAGGATTGTCCATCATCTGGTTGAAACGTCCCATTAACGGACCTTGCATGTAGTTCATTGAGCTTTTACCGGCGTCCATATAAGGCTGGTAATACGGGGTTATTGTGGATCCAATTTGATTTAGATAAGGCATTCCGGCATCAGCAGGATTATTATTTTGACCCATGCCCCAAATTCCAGCCGCGATATCTCCTATTCCACCACCAAATCCGCCACCGCCGCCACCACCGCTACTGGGGCCACCATATTGATATTGCCCTGTATCTGGGTTCATCCAATCACTCATATCGCCTCCTAAACCACTTGAACAACACGAAACGTGCCGTTTATATTGACTTTTAATTCGTTCGTGTCGCTGTCATACAACAGCGCACCGATTGACTTTGTTGTGTTTAAAGCCGAAACTGTCGCCGTCGATTGCTGGGGAACTTTGTAGCCCTCATTAGAAAGATTGTTCTGCATCTCACTAAACATCTGTGAAAAAATCCCGATTACGGTTGCTGTAGGATGACCTTTTTCATCAACCCATTTCCCCGTTGGCAAATTCGGTGTAATCATTGATAAATACTCATTGTTCCGTTAGTTAATACAAATCGACCCTTGCTCCAAAACCGGAATTGGCAGACAAAATCATTGGCTCTTCCCAGATTCCAGAGTTGAAATCGGTTTGGGCGTCTTGCGGTTGGGTTTAAATCACTGCTGAAAATATTGCCGAAGCTTTGGCCGCCGTCTTTCGACGCTGAAAAATCGATGCGTTGAATTGTTTGCGACTCCCCTTGCTCAATCGGGAAATTAAGGTTATTTACAACAAAAGGGCTAGAGTCGGGCAGTCGAGTACTTGGCAGAACACGAACACGTGGGATTTCAGCCCCATCGTATGTTGTGTACGTGCTATTAATCTCGTAAAGTTTCCCGTCGTTGAAACTAATAAAGTAATAAGCGTTATTAAAAAATGCGACACGCTTTGCGATGTGGTAATTCATGTATTCATCGCAAAGCGTGAAAAATTTATTCGTATTGAAATCGTAAAGAAGCGTCAAATTATCCGTTGGGAACGTGATTTGATAGAAAACATGGCCATCCTGACGAAAAATGAAACCGTAAGAGTCGTTAGGAGCGGTTAAAGATGCCAACTTAAAATTAATGCCGTCTGTTGAAAGCGGCTTTGGCTCGGCGCCTTCGCTGACCATGATGACAGGCCCCGATTGCTCGTTAGATGCCAGCCACACTACCAAATCTTCTTGTGTCGCGACTGTCGCGGCACTTAAACAGCCGTAATCTATGTTGAAAAAGCTGTTTCGCTGATATGGAAATAATTGATAGCCTAAGAAATACCACTCTTCAATAACGGTTTTACCCATCACAAACAAAGCATTTCCCTTTCCTTTGACGGGGATTGTTGCAATCACGGTATCTGGCTTAGATTGAAGCTCTCCAACTCCCGCAGAAATCGGCCAACTTAACCCGTTATTAAAGTCCGACAATCGCCATTTATTTGAGCGTTTGTCTCCCGCGATAAAGACGCCATCTTGAAATGCAATATAAGAAGGCAAAAAGTCAATCGTTGCCTTTGAAAATGTATTTGTTCCGTAATCAAAAACATAGATATTTTGACGGTCAGTAATCGCAATCTGTTTCGCGTTGTTTTCCGCGATAAAGACATCCCCGAAGGACGTGCCAATCGTTGCTATCTTCGCAACCCCGAAATTAGAATCTACGGTAAAGACGCTGTCGTTAATAACAACAATAAGATGATTGTAGTTTGAACTAGCATATAACCCTCGTCCTGTTCCGCTTTCGGATAAAGTGGCGACAGATTTGTGGCCGGCATAAGGAACTAAAAAATTATCCGACTCAATCATATTAAACGTCTGTTCAATTGAGATTTTCGGATAACGACCGAACATCGTTGAGCCAACCATTTTTAAAGGAATTGTCATGCCGCCAGCAGACGCTTTGTTCTTCATCATGGGCGCCATCCTTTACCTAGATTGACGTCAGCCCAATTTATCGCTGAAGAGTTTTGAAGCGTTGATACTTTTTGAATTGTGAAATCAATTTGGCTTAAATCTGTGATGTGTTTTTCGTATTTCTTGAGTATTTCATTCGATTGCGGCTGAAATGTAATGCCATTTGAGCCGCAGATTCTTTCTGCTAAAGCGTATATGAGATAATCAATGTAAAATTTATCTAATATAAGCTCTAAATCATCGTCATATTCGACTTCAGTTAATGCAAATTTACCAGTGATGGTCATCACGTACGTTTTGTCTGGTCGAGGATAGATATAGACTCTTGAACCCGTTAATTCTCGTTCGATGTGATAATTCGCTGGCAATGTCACAATATTATTGACACGGAACGTCCCGAAATATTGCGAACGAGTTAATATTCTTAGTGTGTATCGCACATCTGAAAAATCGAATGTGACATCTTCGGGAAAAACTAATCCCGTCACAAAATAGCTTTCTTGATTAATGACCATCGGGACTTGGACGCGCGAATAATAAGGAATCATTCGCGTGCCAGCCGATTTTTCAGTGAGCAGAACGTTCAACGACCGAAGCCCATCTTTTAGCTGTGAACCGTTAACAGTCTCAAAATCTTGAGACACGATGCCCGACAAGTAATAGGATTCGGTTATAAGTTCTGCTGCGCTGAAAGACATCAGAGACTATCTAAATAGCCGATGACAGTCATAATTGCAGTATCACTAGCTGAATCAGTCTTGTAGTCATATGACTGAGCAGAATTTAGAGGGACCTCATAAATGCCAGTGTTTTGCTTTGTTGCAACAGAACCCGAAAGCGACATATGAGCGCTAGTTGCCGTAGAGCCAGTAACCCGCACAAATAAAGCGTTCCCCGCCGCGTTCGGTACGATGCCGTTGTTCATAATCGCAACACGGCTAGTAGAGGGCACGATTGTAGCTAAGCTTTGAGCAACGAAAGTCGTTGTTCCAGAAGTAGTGCCGGTGTCGGTCACGATATCGTAGTAATAACGTCTATCTTTGCCTTTGCCGGATTGATAGAACAACAAGAAATGCACTGAGCCGTCGGTTTTTACCCAGCCGATACGACGAAATGTGTCGTAACCAAAAGGAAGAGTCGGGGCAGTTGCTGAAGTTGACAGTAAATAACCGCCTGGCTCAGACAAAGTAGAATCGCCGATAACATGCACCGCATAGAAAGTAGAAGCAGCTAAAGTGCCTTGGTCAAGACCATTAAGGCCGTTTACAGCGCCATTAATCGTTTTCGTTGCTGCAATTTCAATATCAAAAACATTGGTTGAATCTCTAGCGGCGCCACTTGTGCCGGATAAAGTCGTATTAGATGCCCAAGAAACTTGTAGATTATCTACATAAAGATTGGGTTTATTAACAATTTGAGTGTTAGCCATTTTAAAAATCCTATAAAAGAATGGCCGCCGAAGCGGCCAGAGGGTTACTCGTTAAGCAAGAGGAAATGCGATTTTCATGCAGTATTCGGGGACGGCTGTATAACCATAAATGACATCATGGATAATGCCGCGTTGGTTTTGACCGAACAAAGAACCGTAGTACATACGCAATGAAACGCCTGTATCGTCATCTGCTTCGTTTGCTGTTGGGAATGGAACTTCTTCCGGTAATCTAGGCATCGCGATATACATCGCATTGCCACCAACGATGAATCCGCAGCGGTGAGTTGGGATAATCTTTGCCTGCATTCCAGCTACGATATTTGCATTGATGTTTTGATTTCTGCCTGCGGTAGAAGACAAGCCAGGAGTAATGTTCACGACTAAAGTGCCGCCAGAAGATGCCGCGTCAGCTGTAATTTCAACTTGAACTTGGTTTGCAGAGAGTTTTTGACCCATAAACGTCAAATAACGAAGGTTTGTAAAGCTACCGACGCCATCTAAGAAATATAATGAGTCATAAGCTTTCACGGCGTCAGAAGCAGTACCAGCGCCGCTAAAAGTAATTTGAGTGATGTTCGCACCAGTAGGGTCATTCGTGCTGACAACGGTTAAAGTTGTTCCAGCTTCACCTAAGCTTCCTGCTGTATGAACAGGCAGCAGATTTGAACGATAGAATTGCGCACCGTCAAAATCACCAATCATCCAAGACTGAGCAGACATTTCGTTTCGGTCGATAACGAATTGATTTAAACCACTGTTGACGATTGCAGGCACGTTAATATCAGGCAAATAAACTTTGATATCAGTAACATCGCCATAATTTCGGTAAAGAGCGAGCATTTGAGCTAATTGACCGTAGCTATTAATTGCGGTTGTGCCATCGCCAAAGAATCTGTAGGCGGTGGTTTCAGCAAGAGTTGCTACATCTGATTCAACTTCTGAGCTAAGGCGTTTCATAGCGCCTTTACCCACTCGGTCCATATAATCTTCGACGTTGAAAATAAATTCTTGTGCAGTACATTCGTACGATAAGTTTTTGGCTTTATTTACAGTCAAAGATTGAACGCGCTGTTCGATAGCTTGGAAACTAGCAACTAAAGAATCAGCAACGGTAAAGCGCGGAGGCAATTCGAAGTTAACAGTTGAGCCCAAGTTAAACTTGATGTCTTGGAAATTTTCAAACTTGGTATTTGCGGTGCTGACAAAACAATTTAAGTTTTGTAAGAAAGCAAGTTCACTCATTTGGTAAGTTTGAACTTGCTGTAAGATATTAGTAGTAGCCATTTTGCGGACCTCAATAATCATTGATTAAAGAAGTGCAACAGCCAAAATGAGGGTTTAAGCGCGATATTTCGCTTTTAAGTCACGCATACTCAACTTGCCGGTGTCACTTCCAACGTTTGAGGGCTTGTTCTGACTTAAAGGTTCATCGGGCATCTGTACGTTTTGAGCCGCTTCATTTTGTTTAATTGAAGCAGACAAAGACTGTAGTTTTTGCTGTGCAATCGCGGGTTGCCGTTCGGCTAATAACATCATGCTGGCTAGTTTTTCTGGGTTTTTCGAAAGGTCGTACATGACGTCCCCTGTATTATCCAGTCCAGTTGCAGCGTGGACGATATTGGCCATGCCTGGGGCTTGGTAATTCAACTTCCCTACAACATCATCAAAATCACTGTATTTGCCTTTTGAAGGTTGCAGTTTAGAGAAATACGTTTGCGCCAAGTGATTAGCACTCGCTACATCCTGCGCTTGTTGCTGCTGAGCCAATAAATTCTGATGGTGATTCGCAATCATTTGTTGAACTTGCGCCTCACTCATCTGATTCATTCCGCCCACCTGCTGTTGCTGTCCGTAATTTTGTTGCGGGATAGCTTGAGCTTGTGGCTGATATTGAGCCGCTGCATCTTTAAAACCTTTTTCATAACCGTCATTCTTTTTCTTAGCCGCGATTCTGTTGACTTCATCATCTGTATAAAGTCGTGAATCTTGGCTTTGATTCGGAACACTACTTAAATCAGGTTGCGCAGTTTGAGATTGTTCGATTCCTGTTTCGGTCATAAAAACCCTTTTGTTTTGACTATTAACCCCGTCACGGCAGGTCCGCTTTTACGTGAGCGCCACGATTGTTTTAACCCTGCAATTCGGCATACCGCGTTAACGAGAGCGCCTCGGCTATACATCAGCTATTTGACTGCATGTATAACAAGATAAGTAATTTATATAAATTGGTTTTTGTGTTGATTTATGTTGATAGATAGAATAATGGCCATGTGTTAGATGGCCATTTGTTTAAGCTTGTGGCGATTGAGGCTGTTGCTGAGCTGGCTGTTGCGCAGTCTGAGCCTGTTGCTCCATTTGCTGAGATTGCATCGCATTTTGCGTGTGGTCATTGATGATATTGTGAGTTAGCTCAAGTGCATCTTTAGCGTGCTGATGCAGCTGGTCACGCGATTGTAAGCCAAATTGCGCGGAATTATGCAGGTTTTCAGCTTGAATCTTAGCCGCCTCATTAATGCTATCTTGATGCGCACTCTGTGCGTCTAATTGAATTTCAAGATTATCATTCTGCAATCTAGCTAATTCTAATGCATTCTGGGCTTGATTTTGCTGCTGTTTGACTTGCAATTCTTGTTGCTTAATTGCCATCGGGTTCATCTGTTGAGCCATTTGCTGTTGCTGGGCTTGCATTTTCTTCATGTCTATAGACCATTGTTCAGCCGAGTTTTTCAACTGGTCAACGCCGCGAATCTCGATATTATCAAGCAATATCGGCAATCCTTCTTGATTCATGAATGACGCAAACGCAGGGGATGCTTGCATTAATGCAATAATTTGCTGCAATGCACGTGATTTCTGAATCGCAAAATTAACGCCTGCTTCAACCCTAACCTCTAATGAGCTGCCAGAATTTGCAATTGGAACGCCGTTTTGTTGATTAACGGGCTGATAAGTTCGTTTCCCGTCTTTTGCGATGACCGGGATGTTTCTTTTTGTTACTTGGTATTTTGGTATCAAGTCAACGATGATTTGCGCGGCTTGATTTAACCCCTGCAAAAACCCAACTATATAAGGCATTGCAGCTGAGTTAGATTGAGTTGCGCTTTCAATCATTGCGACGCCGCTTAACTGCTGGTCATTCAATGTTGCAGAATCAAAAGAGCCTAGCACTGAACGCATCATTTCATCTGTGATTGAGAAAGCATTCGTGACTTCTGGCGGAATGGGAACGCGAGGGACGGCTTGTGGCGGAGGAAGTGGAATATTTCCGTTGTCATCTGGCTTAAATGCACTGTAAATCAATGTGGAAGCAAGTTGAGGCTGTTTCCACGAATCAACGTATTTCTCATCTATTGATTCTTCGCACGCCATAAATTTACTTTGAACCATATTTTCTAGCTCATTTGCTAGTGTTTGACCGGCAAAGTTCTTTAATCGTTGCATTCCGACTGCGTGATAGACATAAGGCCTTGTGAATTGCTGAATGCCTCCGTTTTGCGTCTTTTTAATGATGATTGAATTGCCGTCCACAAAAACCAACGGTAGGTATTTATAGTTAGTTTCTTTATATTCGAGAATCTTGTTTTCAATGAGTCGATATCTGCAAACTGTGTACATATCAGACATTCTAGGCTTGCCAACTATGGCCGGTGGCTGCTCTAGCTTATTCCAAGTCTTCAGCATCGCATTATAGTCTTTCATCGTCATCACTTGACCATTAACTAACTGTACGATTTTTACTGTTTTCTTAGTCTTTTCATAGTAATCACACACGAGCAATACATCTTCTTTGTCGTTTTTATAAGACCAATTAAAGCCCTTAAGACTGCGCGTAAATTTCAAGCTCTTTAGGTCAACATCAGGATATTCTTGCTCGAAATCGGCCTTTGTCATCGGGAATAATTCACCGCAGTACCGGCCGTCGCCCTTATGAGGGAGTCTTGCAAGCGGGTCAAAGAAAGTCAAAGTTGGGTCGTAAACGCGAGCAAGTTTAATATTTTGGTTAAAGCTCATCTCGCTTTCATAGTCAGTGAAAACCTTCATGGCGCTAAATCCACCGCTCAGCAAGTCCGTGTAGATTTCATACTCAAAAGAATCATTGTTTGCGTCAAACAGAATTGAGCGCATATGGCCTTCAACTGTTGTGATGAGCTGGGGATTTGATTGCTGTCCGTCGATTGAGCGAACTGAGATAGAAGGCTCTTGCTTTGAAAACTCGCCGCGAAGACGTGAGATATAAGCTTCAAGAATATTGAACTCAATCTGAGGCTTCCCCGTGCTTCTTAGAGCATCTAAATCGTCATCTGTTAGCGACGTATCAAAGATAAAGCGTCGAAACTTGTGATATCGATCGTAGTTTTCACGGAAATATTCATAAGCGTTTTCAACGTGTTTCTTTATGCGACATAAGTCGTCTTGAGGAGCTGCTACATCTGCCATTTCTTTGTCCTTTGCTGCTGAATGAGTTTAAAGTTGCCGGATATTTCGTCGGCGACGCGCTGCGCTTTTGCGCTATGTGGAGTTTCGTAATAGATAGATTTGTCGATGAGTCCGAGCTTGACCCCGTCATAACACGTGTCCGCTCTGTCATCGCGTCGGTGCGTTTCGTTCGCTGTGATTTTCTTCATATGGTCCACACAAGCTTTCGTGTGCTTTCCGTAAGCGGGTAGCGAGATTTGCTTAGACGCAGCATAGGGCTGCATCTGCAAGAATCGAGCTGTTTTACTTCCGCTTTCTCGCGTTCTCTCGACTTCAATAACGCCAATGCCTTGAATATCGCCAAGCACAGAGGCAAGCGTAGTTCCCGTTGATTTCTTTTCGATTGCGGCTGTCTGAGGCTTAACTTTATGTCTCATACAGTCAGCCCAGAATTGCATAAAGGTAGAATGCAAATCCTTTGGCTCTAACCAAGCTTCTAAACAATCAAGCCAATGCAGACCCATTAACCCCGTGTCAATGCCATCGTTTAATATTTTGTATAAACCCCAAAAACTAAATACCGTTGGGTCATTGTGCGTTTTGCTTGTTTCGGCCGTATCGGCAGTAATGAACGTTGCGAGGATGTCAGGCTCTTCGTCAAGCAAAATAAACCACTCAGGCTTAAATATGCCGCCACCGGCTGGGATTGGGTCTTGCTGATATTGGGACGCATACTTATACGGCTGCACATCTTTCATAATCGTCAGGTCTTCTTTCGAGAGCAAATCAGGCGCTAATACGTTTCCAGCGTCATCTACAGCTTTGAGAATGATTTTTTTCCACTCGTGGCCGTCGAATTTGTGGATGAAGCAATCGGGCAAATCTCCTTCTCGCAAGCGTTGACCAATGGATATTTGAGCGACATTTGGGCCCCGAGGACGAGGAGAAATCGTTTCAATGTAGTTATTTTTGACATTTTCTAAGCGTGTTTCACTGTGTGCCTCATCAGGCTTATGCATATCATCCATCAGAACGCAGCCAGAAAATCTATCTAAATTCGGCAATCCCGCATCTTGGCCTGTGATACCCCCACTACTACCAAATGCCTTAACCGCGCCACCTTGAAGCGTTTTAAAATCATCTTTAGCAGAAGAATCACGACTAATTTCAATTCCGAATAACTTACGATAATGCGTAAGCTCCATTATTTTCTTTATGTCAGCCGTGTGTTTTGCCGCTAATTCGTGAGAATAACTGATGTAGAGAAACTGACAATCTGGGTACCAAGCCATTGCCCACGCAATAAAATATTTCAGAAATGTTGATTTAGCGTGACCAGGCGGAATGTTAATAAGCAGCCGTTTCGTCTCTAAATTAAAGACTTTTGTGAGTTCGCGAGCGATGATTATTTGATGAGATTCACGGCAAACGGGGTAAGACATCTTAAATTCACGGCCAGTGCGCAACTTAAAAAACGTCTTGGTGAACAATAAGAATGAGCTTAATAATGCTTGTTTTTCTTCGAGAAAGTCATTCATTCTTGCTTTTTATCGAAAAATCAATTTCAGCCTCTAGGCGAACCCGTTCATACTGAAGAAACCATTGAATTTCATGTGACCAACTAATCTCAGGGGGAATGTCGCCGACAAAATTAGCAAGAGAAAACAGCATTTTTTTTAACTTTTCATTTTCTCGCAAACAATTATCTAGCTGAGACTTAATGGTTTTCGTGTAATCTTCTATTTTTGGGTCATCAAACATGATTGCATCCTTAAAAGAAGCAAGGGCAAGCAAAATTAACGGCAAACATTAACGCGAACATTAGTAAAAACATCTTAGAATTCCTTCATTTGTGATTTAACGAGCTCTTTAAAGTCTCTGTCTTCTTTCTCTTCGCTCACTGATATTTGTTTCTTTTCAGCAGCGTAATGACCCTGCATTTTGTTTGATTCACTGATTGCGCCGAGCAACGCTTTATGATTAACAAGCTGCACTTTCCCGTCACTTTCAATCATCGACGCTTCAATGCATTGCTTCAATTTCTCTAGCTTCCACTCAGCTGACATCTCCATTTTTTTATCTGCCTTCTCGACTAATTCAGAGACTTTTTTTTTATATGAGGATAACTAAGGATTTCATACGCAGTCACTGATGCGCATCTTTTCCCATAGCCAGCTTTAATTGCCGCATTCGTACCATTAAATCCATTGCCCGCGTAATACTTGCAAAAAAGCTCTTGTCGCCGCGTCATTTTTTTAGACACGCTTAAATCCTATTTTTTTAATTTGCAAATCAGTCAAAGCGTTATCATTCACAGATAACTTAACTTTCACCTTAAATTCATACTCAAAATCGTTGCATACAACTAAATCCTGCTTTTGCTTCATTACTTCAATGACAGCCGCAGATAGCAAGCTAGTTAAAACGATTTCACTGGACATCAGATTTTTTCTTCTTTTTTGGCGATTCAGGTTCGGCTTTAACTTCTTCTTTTAGCTCAACCCAGCCTATTTTCTTGCAGTTTGTGCAGTCGTGATAAATCATTCCAGCGCCACAAACTATTTTCTGACCTCTGCAAACAGGGCATCTAACGAACTCTTGCATGTGTTAACTCGTAAATTGATAAAGATAGGCAACTAAATAACAAATATTGAAATGATAGAAAAGGATATTTAATGTTGAAATGTGTTGATTTTAAAGAAACAGAGCAAAACTAAAATAAATATTGACGTTCTGTCTAATGCATTATACAATAATCCCATCAAGACAACAAACCGGGAAATAAAAATGACCGCAAAAAAAGAATTAAAAATAAAACTTAATTATTTGAAAAAAGAATTTATTTCCCTAGTGGAAGAGGTGGAAAAAATTTCTGAGTTTTTAAAAGATAAAGATGATGGAGAATGCCCGTGGGTAACGGCTAAATTATTTGATTTTCTTAAAGAAGCTAATATTATTAACCGTGCCGTAATAGATACACAAAAAAATATTGCAGACTTGCTGTAAAACAAATATTAAATTCAAGAAGATATAAAAGGAGTCGAAATGACAATACAATCAGCGCTTAACAATCAATGCTTAAATCATTTAACCTTGGTAAAGGCTTTAATAGAAAAACAGCCTGCTTTTGAAAAAAATCAAATGATAGAATTAACTTTGCGAAAATGCATGAATTCTTTAAAGCCTGTTTCAGAAATGAAAGCCATTGAAAATGCAAAATTTCAACGGGACTTAATAAATTCTTTTAAAATTAGAGGCTGGACAACTATTTGTTTTCCCGAC